AGCGCATAATACATTGCGACATCAAGTCCGCTTTTAACTGTGTCAGACTCAAGCTCAATATCCGGGAAAGTGGTTTGAACATCTTCTGACAGCGTGTAGCTGATGTCCTCTGCCGTTGATGCGCCACCGCCTAAAGCCTCGCCGTTATAGGTCGGCTTGCCGGCTGACTCCGCAAACTTATCAAGCACCGACTTGTTGTCGTGCGAATGCCGTGCGGCGGTGTTAAGAGCTATTTCGGCAGCAAGGCTATGACTCAACCGCTCTGTGCCGTCCGGGATTGACACCTTTGCAGAGCCTGTTATCATAGGCGCATAGCCGACTATCTCGCCCTCCGCAAAGGCGACGAGCTGTGCCGCCATGTTGCCCGGCTCGGGCACAACATCGCTTGTAATTTTAACAGTCACATAGCCGTCCGCAGGAGTCAACAGCTCAGTTTGCAAATACTCGCCGACCGTCGACTCAAAATAGACACGATAGCTATCTGCGTCTTTAAGTTCGGCGGGCACCGGCAAGGCAAGCACGGTAAAGTTATTTTCCGCGCGATAGCCGACGTCATACCCGCGTGAGCGGGCATAGTCAACCGTTATCGTTCTCGTCTGCATTCTTTTCCGCCTCCCCGTTCTCGCCCTCTGTGGGCGTTTTTTCGAGCTCTGAGAGCATATCGGACAACAACTCGATTTTGCCGCAAACCTTGGCAAGCTCGACCTTATTGACCTCTATTTGCTGTATCAGCTGCGCGTTGTGCTTCTGCAAGGCGTCGCCCTGCGCTTTGACTTCTGCGATTTTCTGTTCGATTTCGGTTTTTGTCATTTTTTCACCGCCTATTCGTCTGCAAATTTCAACCGTCTGCCATTAAAATACAAAAAGTCGCCATTTGCCGTAAGTGTCCTACTGTATGTCGTGTCGTCCTGATTGCTTGTCTGAAATGTTAGACGCATAATATTATCAGCCTCTGTCCACGCATAAAGCCCAGCCCAGAGCTTGCCGGAGGTCTCGCCCCTTATTTCAAAACCCGCTCCCGGTGTCTTTTCGGCGTTCATTTTTGCAATACCAACGCCAAGTTTAAAATTTGTTCCGCCGACCTTCCGGTGATGTATCAGGCTCTCAAACTGGTCTTCCTTTGCTTCGTTTGTTTCAACACACCGCCTGATTCGCGTTTTGTCTTTCTCGACGAGCATATAGTCGGTGTCCCAGCTGTAGCCAAGACTGTTGACGACAGGCTTGACTGCGGAGACGTTATCTTTCGATTTTCCAAATCTAAAGCCTTTTGACGACTGCTCGCCGAGCGTAAACTCAGGTGCGGCTATAGTCGCATACCAGTCGCCGCCGAGTGCGGTTTTATACAGCATTGAGCTGCCAAAGGTCAGATATTTTTTTCCTGTTCCGGTTCCTGTGCCCGCGCCTTGATAGAGGTCAAGCACGCCGCCTGACAAGTCGGCTTTATAGCCGTCGTTGTTTAAGATTGACAGGGTACCGCCGTCAAGGTTTATGTCGCCGCCAGTGATGTTGATATCAGAGGCTTCGATGTGACCGGTTTCGAGGTTAAAGGAAAATCCGTTTGTGCCGCCTGTAATGATACCCGTCGTTATAGCCGTTGCGTTTATGCCCGCTCCGGTCATGGCGTTGGTGTAGGTCTTGCCGCCGTTTGTGGTGCAACCTATACCGCCGTAGGTGCATTTAACGCCCCGCAAGCCGTCTGTCGCGAAACATTCCCATCCGTCCGGGTTTCCGTCCTTGTCGAGGTCGAGAACGCGGTAATATCCGCCGTTTGCCCCGTTTATGGCGTCTGTGGCGGCTTTTATTGCCGCTTCCATCGAGTTTTTAACCTTGCTGAGTTCAAGCTTTACGGACGCGCTGACAGAGTCGAAAGACATCTCCGCTGTGTCGAGATTGGGAGATGTGATTGTGGACTGCAAACCGCCGGAGAGGTCTAACTCCTGCTGTGCTACATAGACGGTATATGACTTGTTGTTTTTGTCTTTAACGGTGATAATATCTCCGACCTCTACACACGGGTCTCCGCGCCATGTACAAGTTGACGGATACCATGTACGCCCGTTATACCGTGCATATATCGCGTCTATCTCGGCATGGGTAACAAGCGGATTTGCAAAAGACAGTGGAACTCCTGCGCCTTTCGTATAGACATCTTCGTCCTCGCCCGCTGTAACCGCTTCTATTTTGACCGCGCTCTCTGCGGACTTTTTAAAACCGTTTTCCCACTGGACATCTGCCGTCACGGTGTAGTCATAGGTACTGCCCGGACTAAAAAACCACGAGATATAAAGCTTTCCGACCGTGTTTACTCGCGCAGACATTCCCGCGCATCCGACGCAGTAGCCGAGCACATCTCGCTCGCTCTGCTCTGTCAGTTCTGCGGCTGTTGCAACGCCGATAACATGATTTTTCAGGGCAGTCTGTGCCGCCGTATCGACATATGTAACGCTCAAGCCGTGCATACTCGCGATATTCTCGACGACATCTTTCAGTGTCGTGGTGTCCGTCACGGTGATAGACGGTGTCCACTTGCCGCCGAGTTTGTCTATCTCATCATAGCCGGTGACGGTCAAGGTCTTTCCGTCGTCGTCCGTCTCCGGCTTCTCCGTCGCAAAATATCCGCAAGGCGTATAATAATATGTTCCGTCCGCCAGGAGCACACCACTTTCGATAAATGCTATCTTGTCGCGGTAGTTATAGGTGGGTGACGGATTATTAAAAGTTGCGGAATAGGAGCTTGAGCCCACACTTCCGACCGTTGCGTCCTCGTCTCCGTTGAGAACCTGTGTCACGCTCAAGCTCAGTAAGCCGTCCGTTACGACGACCTTATCCGAGACAAAAGAGCGAATCCCGAGAGTCGTCACATAATGTCCGAATGTTATCCGGTTGATTATGTGACGAGTCCGCTTGGCATAAGCAGTTCTTACCGCTGCGCGTTTTGTCGCGTTGATTATCTTATACACTGCCCGTGCCCCCTTACATCTCGGTCAAATTGAAGCTGACCTCTTTATAAGTCCAAAGAGTCTCGCTGTATATCTGCTCTATATCTGCTTCGAGCGTCGAGCAGTAGAATGTCTTTGTGCCGAATGTGCCCGTTTTCGGGTTCGGCAACCAACAGTCGAAACTGTCGGCAAGGATAATGTCCGCGATTTCTGCATACTGCGTGTTGTTCAATCCGCTCGGCATCGTGGCGGTGTATTTGTTCTTTCCCGTCACGATATCGCGGAACATTGTTCCCCTGTTGTTGTCACGCCCGCTTTTGCTGCTGTCGATGATATTTATTCCGGGTTTCAAGCCCATCGGCGTGGGAAGTGTTTTCCATGTCGATGTACCCGTTTTTTTGATTTTCATTACGGCTATACTCATACGCTCACCCCCGCGAGCGGCGTTTTGCCAGTTCTTCTGACAACGCCGTTATGGTATTCAATTACCGATTGCCCGACGACCTTTCCGTCGAGCGTGGTATAAATTGAAATTGATATCGGGCGTGAGTTATCCCCGCCGAGTTCATTCATGACCTCGCGAAACGCCTGTTTCATCGTCGACAAAGGCGAAACAACTTCGGGCTCGCGCTTGTTATCGCCGAGTATGGCAGTGTATTCGCCGTAGTTTCTCGGGACAACTGTACCTGTTGCAAGGCGAGGTATGCTGACGGTAGGCAGATTGAAGCCGAACTTCTTGCCGCCTATTCCGGGCACCCAATCGGGAATATTCCACGAGATTCTATTTGCTTTATTGACAACGGTATTAATACACCGCTCAACGAGCGATATAATACCGTTAAGTCTGTCACGACCTGAGTTTTTGATTGAATCCCACATTCTCGACGCGCCAGAGGTTATTTTATTCCAAAGGTCGGCTGCACCGTGCGCGATTTGACTGCCGAAAGATTTGATAGCATTCCAAGCCGCCGAGAACGCGCCCGAATTTATTCCGGTTGCAATACCGACGGAGAAAAGCGCCGCACCTGCCGCTATAAGCGGAATATTTGTCGTCGCAATACCCGCTATAAGGAGAGCTGTTCCCAGTGCGATTGAGCCCCATGTCACTATCTGCGCGAGCCACGGAGGCATAGCTTCAAAAGCTCCGCTCTTGTCTCCAACTGTCATTCCAGTGACAAGAAGCATAATTCCCGCAAGTGTAAGATAAATGTTCCCCATGACTATACCGACAACCAAGAGAGCTGTGCCGAGTGCCATTCCGCCCCATGTGATTATCTGCTTTAACCAGCCAGGCATAGCCTCAAAAGCCCCGCTTGCCTCGCCGTATTTGACGCCCGTCATATATAGAGCGATACCCGCAAGAATAAGCTTCGGGCTAAATTTGACAAGTCCGACTATAAGCAACGCCGCACCGAGTATCATCAGCCCCCATGTGATTATCTGATTAACCCATGTTGGCATACTCGAAAATGCACCCGTGTTCTGTCCGACTTTTATTCCCGCCGCAATGAGTGCTATACCGAGAATAATCGCGGGGATATTAACCGTCGCTATGCCTATCATAAGTAGTGCAACGCCGAGCAACATCGACCCATAAGCCGCTATTTTCGCCATGTTGCCGTCGAGGTCGTCGAGATTGGTGTTGAATGCGGGCACAGACGACGCATCTGTGCCGCCTGAACTGCTTGAGCTGTTATCGCTGAGCTGATTCAGCTCGTCGAAACTCGCAAGGCTTCGAGAAGCTTTTTCCGCCGCCTTGCCGACCTTGCTTGTCGCCGTCGCTTGCTTATTAAGTGCCTTTGCGTTTCTCTGCATCTGTGATACAGATTTGCCGAAAAGCGCGGCGGTAAACGACGCGAGAAAAGCCGATGCTTGTTCGAGCGCGTGCAGTAACGCTTTAATCGCAGGCAATGCAAACTCGTATATCGGCTGAAACGCCGTCAAGAGATTGCCTTTTATGTTGGCAAGAGAGGTCTGTATCTGCTTGTCCGACGAGGTCATAGAGGTGAGCAGCTCTTTAAGCTTTCTGAGCGCTCTCGTTATGACAGTAAAAATGAAAACTCGCTTTGCAAGACCGCCTATGCGCTTGACGAATTTATCAAGACCGGCAGTAGCTCCAGTCAAGCCCTTTTTAAATCCCGCAGGTGCTTTGGCGCTCAGGGCTTCCCGGAGCTTTGTTTTCGCAATATCGGCTTTACTTCTGAGTCCGTCGAGCTTTTTCTCTGCATCTACGATAGCCGCTTCGGACGAAGCAAGCTGCGCGGAACGGTCGGTCTGGTGCTTCGCTTCGGCTTTACTTTCAATCTTTTCGATTTTTTCAAGGACTTTGTCATATTCCGCCTGCAAGCTGTGGACTTTGTCAACCCACTCGCCGGATTTGCCGTCAGCTCCGGCAACGCCATGTTCCCACTGCTTGTCATATTCGGCGACTTGCTGTTTTGCTTCGGCGATTTTCGCTTTGAGCGTTTCCGCCTGTTCTATCAGCGGTTTTGCGGCTTCCGGCTCGATATATCCGTCGTCAGATTTGAGATTTTCATATTCCGTGCGCAGTCTTTCGACTTCGGCTATCTGCTTTTCGACTTTGGCATTTGCTTCATCGACATTGTTCTGCAACCGTTTCATCTTCGCCGACGACTGGTCGACTTCCTTGCCGCTGAACGCCTGTTTGACGCGCTGATACATACGTGACATCGATTTATTGACCATATCGGTCGCTTTGTTTACGCCGTCCGTGTCAAATTTTGTGTCAAATTTGAGAGAGCCGTCAACCATTCAATCACCCCCCGCTATCCTAAAAGTTTATTGAGCGCGTCACGTTCTGCCTGTTCCTGTGCCGAGTATTTGCGCTCAATGTCTATCATCTTTTTGTGCTCTTTATAAAATTCCTGCTCCCACTTGTCGAGCCTCTTGTGTCTGTTCTTCTTTTCGCGGATAGAACGGACTGTCGAGAAAAGGCACTCGCCAATCTCTGCAAAATAGCCGAGGAACGTCCACCAATGCATATAGGGCACGGCGCGGACTTCCTGCCCGGCGGTCTTGTTTACTGCGGAAAAAATCATCTTTTCATCCTGAGACCATGACATGACCTTTTTTTGTCGCTGTTGGCTTGCTTCTCGGTAGTCCTCACCGCCGTCAAGGAACCACGCCGCTTTTTTTAGGGCTTCATCGACTAACTCCGGCGGTATGCTGTCCTTGTACAAGCACCTCAACATCACTTCCATGCGGTCATAATCGTTAAGTTCAGGGTCATCGAATGCCTCAAAAATGACAAGCGCAACGCGATAATCGGAGCAGATAGAATATTCTTTGCCTGCCACTTCGAGCGTGGTCGGAAGATAGCCTATCATAAGCTATTTTTAAACCTCGCGGCTTCGGCTTCGTACTTTTTGATACGGGCTTCGGCTTTCTTCTGCTCGGATTTTATGTCAGTTTCTATAATCGGAAGAACTGCATTGAAAACGCGCTCGAAAAGCGGAACGCCGCCACGAGTTGAAAGCGGTGAAGCTGTGCCGAACAGAACACCGGACACCTCGGAGTTGAAGATATAGTCGAACTGACCGCATATGAACTTGCCGAGGTCGCGGAGACTATCAGCTGCCGTCTCATCGTCAAGGTCTGCCGAACCGTCGCTCTTTATCTTTACGTTCTCGTATTTTTTCATTTCTTCGTTTATATTGTTTTTAGCGTTTCGCAGACGCTCTATAAGTCCGTAGTCGGCGGTATCTATACGGACAATTCTCTGCGGGTCGCCGTTAATTTCGTAGCTTTTAAAGCCGTCGTCAAAGTTTATACTCTGTCGCTGCTGTGCCATGTTTTACCTCCTAAAAAGGGAGAGAGGCTGCCGAAGCAGCCCCCCTTTTTTGATTACTTGGACGAATCTGCGGTAAACGTTTTTGTTGCCGCATCAAAAGTTCCCTTTGTGCGTCCGCCGTTGTAGTGGATTTCAAAGGGAATCTGAACGCCGTCTTCGCCGCCTATCGACTGCGGAATGATAATAGCGTTCTCGCGATACGCCCACTCACACGAGCCGTCGGTCTTGAACAGCGCGTCAACGACAGTTGTTTCAAGAGCCGAGCCAGTCGCGCGGTCGTTGATTATGGACGCAAGGTGCTCATAGAGCGGGTCGCCGCTATAAGCATAATAAGGGTCAACAGAGCCCTGCGGCTCGTAGCCCTTGACATTGGTCGAGTTCTCGCCGAGTATGTTCTTTTTGGTCTCCGAGTCCGGATTCATCTCAATCGCATACTCTTCAAGGTCTTTGCCCAAACGGACATAGTTTGCAGTTGTGCCATTAAACGACGAATCGATGTAGTGTGCAAGATATTTGCGCTCTATCTTTGCGTTTGCCGTATTAGTAGCAGCTTCAGGCATTAAAACTCCTCACTTTCTATGGTATATTCGGCGTAGATTTGAAGCTGATATGTGACGCCGTCGTTCACGTTCCCTGTCGGGACTGCAAAAAGCATTGCATTCGCGCAGCTCATCTTCGTTATCTCGCCGGACAGCTCTTTGCCGTCAACGATAGATGTCACCGCGATATGTTTCTGCTTCTCGAGCCAATAGTTCAGCTCCAATAAAAAAGCACTGTGCGCCAGTCGGTCAAACTCATTAAACGGTCTGCCGTTGGCGTACAGTACAAAGCTGTGTTTGCGTTTCTCATTGCCTAAAATATCTTTTCCGACAAGCGCATCGCCCGAAGAATAGAGTCCGAAGTCCCCGCTCTTGTTTTCGGAAAAATCGACATGCAAACCGTTACAAAAGTCGTCTATTTTAGGACACTGAGAGAGTGTTTTTTTTACGGTTTCGATTATGTTCATCTATTTGCCGCCTCCTGCGCGTCGGCAAGAATTTTGTCCGCACGGTCGGCTTTCATACGCTCAAACCAGTGCGAACCTGCGAGCGGATTTTTTGTGGTATCATACGTCAGCGGTCTCCCCGTCGGGGCTTTACTCGGCGGTGACCACCAACCCACAATCTCGCCTTTTTCTTTGACTGGGATGTTGGGACCATATATCTCGCCCATGTACTGATAATGTGCATACGGACCCAACTGTCGGATTTCGCCAGTACCTATGACAGTAGGGATAGTCAATGCCTTTGTCGCCAAAAAGCCGGACTGATACGGGATATACGGTGTCATAAACTTAATGACATCAGAGTCGATAACGCACTGGATTCTATACGCTCTTTGGTTCATCTCTTTTGCAAATTGCGGATTCCAGTGAATCTTGACATTTATCGTCCCGGTATATTCCATATTGTCGGGTTGCTTTATTTTGTCGGACACGCTATCACCTCACATCAAGCTCGGTGTGGCGCATTTCCGCCGAGCCGAAATCGCACATTCGGCAAGCCATGACCGTGTGGACATCGTACCCGTCAAAAAGCCTTTTAACGCTCGCGCTCTGAGTCTCTTCGGTCGAGTTATCAATCGTCAGAGGCACAGAGTCTTTGATTATAAGGTCTTTCTGCGGAGTGAGCCGCAAGAGCAACGGCAGAAAAACCGTCACCGTGTCGCTCTCGGTCTTGCCGTTTTTGCCCGTCGAGGCAGTTGACTTCATATCCCAAAAAACGCGCGGCAGGAATATCCGCTCGTATTTGCCCCCTATAAGGCGGTACACGGTTGCTTTTGTGTTGGTATACATCTTTACCCCCTGTAAAGTAAACCCGTGTCACCGAGCCACAGATGCAGAATACGGCTATATTCCTGCTGACTCTCGCGGTGTCTGTCGGTTGCCGATGCATAAGATACGGAGTAGCTGCCAACGCTCTCGGAGGTCTTGCCGCTCTGGTTGTCTGCGCTATGTTCCGACTGTAAACATTCGGCGAGCTCGCAGCAACAAGACTTAATCGCTTCCGTCACTTCTTTAATCCGGCTGAATGTGTGCCGCTCAATAACCTTGGAGGCTCTGACGGCGAAAAAGTCGAAGTCGTCCTTGCTCATAGCGTCCCCGCCGTGGAGATAGTCATTGAGATAGTAGCCGTAGTCTGCATACTGTGTCATTGTTAGTCACTCCTTATGCGGTCTTGGGCTTAATGGCAATTCCGTTAAGAGCTGCCGCCTTGAGGGTATTCTTGAGAACCACACCCGCAACAAGCTCAACTTCGCCGCTCTTGACTGCTCCCGGAGCGGTCATATCGGGAAGATAGGTGTTTATAACGCCCGTTCCCGTAGGCGCGATGCCGTGGAATGCGTCAAGTCCGAGGTTTACGGCGTAAATGCTCGAAGTTCCAGCCGCAGTTGCGGACGGGGCGGAAGTGCCTATGCAGTCAACGGACGCACTGCCGTTGTAATACTCGCCTGTGTCGAGCATAGGAATGTCGCCGTAATACTCAACCCAACGACCGAACTCGTCACGCTCGCGGGAGTAATAACTAGCTCTGCGGGCGCAAGCTCTGACCTTGAGGAGCATATCGCCATTCATGAGCAGGAGCGACGGCTTACCGTCAACCTTATGAACAAGCTCATCAAGTTCGTCGAGGAATGCGGCATAGTTGGCATCGAGTTTGGACGAATCGGAGAGGTCAATAGTGGAAGTTATCTCGGTGGACTTGCCAGCGAGGGACTTTCTCAGACCGTCGAAAGTGTTGGTCACATAGCCTGATCCGGTGCTTGCCGAAGAGCCGTTAATAACGAGGTTGTGGAAATAGTTGGTCGTTGCCTTGATCTTTTCGCGGAGCTGAAATGTTATCTCATCAACCGCGCCGGAGGTATTCTCAATGACGCGGTCAACGTTGAACTTGCCGCCCATTATGATAGCCTTAGCGGTCTTTTCGATTCTCTTTGCCTCGTTAGCTTCATACTCGCCGTTAATCTGACGAGTGGTGGCGGTGGAGGGAGTCTGAAGCTGAATATAGCCGTAGGTCATAGTCGAACCACCAGTGCCGGGTGAAATCGCGTTGTCGAATGTGAGCATATCGAGGAGCAGAGACGAACGTCTGAACTCGTCGATAACCATCTGGTCTACATGGTCAGCCATGCCGACCTTTGCTTCTGCAAGAGTAATTGCCATTGTTTAAATCAACCTTTCTTTGAAAATTTCTCGGAAAGCGCAGAACGGAGAGTCATATCGCCGTTCGGATTCTGCCTTCTTCCCGTTCCGCCAGCATAGGGCGGAGGTGTGTTGTTGTCCTCGTCAAAAAGATATCCGTCATCTTTCTTGAGGGCTTCGAGCGCGGCATCTATATCGTCGCGCTGATTTTTGCTCGCTTTGAGTGCGTCAACATCGAGCAGCGCCTTGACTGCTTTCACGCTCTTACCTTTTTTGCCAGTTATAGCAAGGTCGAGCGCGTTCTCGAAGTCGAGGTCGGCGAGCTGCTGCTCATATTTTGTTTTCTGCGTGTTGAGGTCATTTGTGAGGCTTGTTATCTTGCCTTTTAAGTCCTCAACATCTACGCCCTCGAACTCTTTGAGTGAGTTTGTAGCAGTGTCGAGCTGACTCTTGAAGTTGTCGCGTGCCGCCGTAACCTTGCCGAACTCGGCGATGGTCTTATAGTTCTCCGCGACTGCTTTGTCGAAGTCTGCTTTCTTATCCTCGGAAACGGTAACACCGTATTTTTCGAGAATAGCGTGAATGTTTTCCATAGTAAAATCCTCCTGAACATTGCTTATATACCGCTCTGTCTGCGGTCAGAATTTAGCCACATGAACCAGTGGCGGGGTAAAAATGGATATAAAAACAGCGCCTCGCACGAATGCGAAACGCTGAGATTATTGAATTGTGTCAATCGTGTTTTGGGGTCAAAATGACCTTTACATCTTTCTTTTCTATTATCTCGCTATCTGAGACAACCGCAAGAACTTCGCCGTCCTCTGCGGTTATAATAACCTCTTCGTATTCCTTGCCTGAGATGTTCATTTAATCACTTCCTTTTACGGCTTCTCTGCCTTGTTTATAACTGAATCCCGCCGCTTCCAGACGCGCAGTTTGTGTCCGCAGTCCTGCCGCTTTGGAGAATCGCGCATATTCCTGATTAAGGCGGGTATATCGTGTTCTCGCCGCCTTGAGTGCATCGTCGTCGCCCGCGCCCTCGAGAACCGTTATCTTTCGCTTGCATTTGCGGATAGCAGTTTCAAGCCGCCGCTGCGCCTGTGTCGCTTCATAGGTGGTGTAGTGCTTGCCTTGATATGTTATGCCGTCGGCGTTCGCCCTTTTAAAGGCTTTCAGCTGCTCGGCAGTGTATGTAGGTTCGGTAACGCCATAAAAGATAGGGAAAGCCGCATGACCGCAGTTCAAAGTGCCGATTCGGCGAACGAGACTATCGTTGAGCTTCTGATAGTCCTCATCGCGGTATTGCTTGCCTTGTATAGGTTCGTGGTCGGGAGCACTTGCGGCGTGGGCTGATATTTCCCAGCCGTCCGCGCCGTATTTCTCGTGATTTTGTTCGCTGATTTTTTCCTGCATCAGACCGAGACCACCCATAATATTACGCCTGACCGCCGTTTCTATCGACGCTTTCGCACCGCTCTCATAGTCAACAGTGACAAGCCCCCGCTGATAGAGGTTTCTGCACGCCGTCTGAACCGCCGTATTATAGTCTGCCGCGCCCGTGAAAACCTGCTTAAAGGCAAAGTCGCAGCAGGCGTTATAAGCGTCATAAAGCGGCAATCTCTGCCCGTATGGGCTTATCATGCCTATGGTCTGCGTTATGTTGGTGAAGTCGTCCTGTGCAAGCGTGACTGCCGCCTTGACTATCTGCTGTAAGCTCTCGTTGTTCTCAAACTTAACGCCGTCAATGCCCGGAAACTTTGAGATATCAAAGTGATAGCCCTCTACCGCAGCTTGTTCAAATATCTCATCTATCTCGTCGAGCGAAGTTTCAAACAGCTTCGCGAGTTTCTTTTTAATCTCTTGACGACTTAAGCCGAGTTCCTGCGCTTTCCATATCTCGTACTCAGCGGTTGATGTTATCTTTCCCGCTTCCGCTATCCTGCGGGCGATATCCCGCAACAGAAAATCGGTCACCGGGTCTGTTATCTGTGTGGCGAGGATTCGCAGCGCGTCAATGCTTTCCGGCGGCAACATAATTACTCATCTCCCGCCGTCATGCTCTCAAGCTCCGGCATATAGTTGTCTCGTATGTTTTGGATAGCTTCCGGAGTGTCCCACGGCAGTTCAAAATACCACGCAACAGCTATCTCCGGCTTAATAAGTCCCATCTGCACCATAGTGCAGTACTCATTCCACGTCTTGTCGCGGTTATAAAGAACACCGTCGCCGTAGTCGAGTGTAACCTCGTCCGGGGCGATAGGTGCATAACCGCCGACATGATAAAGCGCGCCAAGCTCCGAGCAAAGTTCCAGCAGCTTTTTAACTGTCTTTGTCCAAATCCCCTGCATATCGATTATAGTCAGATTATAATCACCGTCAGAAGATGTTATTTCCGTAGCTGTTCGCTCGGCTTCCTGCACATCTGACAAAATACCGCGCTTAAAGCCGATAAGACTTTCGATATTCCGCAGATATTCGGTCTTTCTTGTAAGATAGCTCTGCTCGCGGAACGCGGGCGAGAATATCGTAACGCCGAAGTCCTGCGGGTCTTCGTCAAAAGCGGTAAAGATATCATCTTCGAGACTGCGCGTCTTCGTATTTCCGTTCTTGCCGGGCTTCTGCTGGGTGAGGTCTTCGGGCACCATTATACGCGCCCTACCGAGTTCAAACTCGCGGGAAAGCTGCCATTCGTTACGGTTGATTCGCGCTATGAGCTGTGCCGCGGGTGCATATATCGCTACGCCGTCCGCCGAACCGTCAACCGTGTTGAAAAGCGGCGTTTTGAGTGACACAAGACCGATTCCGTCAACGGGCAACACCGCCACAGGCTCTAAATTCGCATATTTTTCGAGCGTGTCGAGTGGGACTTCCACGCCGAGCGTGTTTGAGTCGCTTGACCGAAAGAGCTTTGTTTCTATCGTTAAAGCTTGCCCCGCCGTCCTGCGCTCGAGCAAAGTATAATATTTGCCGTCTTCGATTGTTGTTTCCGCAGTTCCAACACTTGTAAGCTCGTTCAGCTCGTTTCTCGCAAGCGGTATAAAGCAATCGCGCCTAATCGGGACAAAATAAAACCCGTCCGCAGTTGGTACAGGCTTTATAAGGCATTCGCCGGAGATGAGTGCCTGCTGAAACGCTTCGCGCCGTATCTCTTCCAGCTCGCCGAGAACTCGCTCTGCAAAGGCGTTTTTAGTGCTTGTCTCATACTCTGAAAAAGTGGTCTTTATAAGCTTATTGACGACGAGAACGGGCAGTCGCTGACAGTCGTCGAGACCGTCGCTCTCATGGTCAAAATACATCTCGAGCCATAGCTTGATAGCGGTTTTCATTTCTCGCGTCGTGATATCTTTGACCCCGAATGCATCGCTGAAATTATATATTTTCTCGCAATTAAGCAGCGCAGATATAACGCTCATTTGTTGCCCTCCGTGTTTATTACTATCTTTTTGAGTGACCTAACGCCGCGCTCAAGCCCCGCGATATACGCCCTCAAACGCTCGTTCTCGCGTCTCAAATCATCTACCTCAAGATTCAAGCTCCGGAGCTCTTCTTTCATGCTCTCTTTGGCGTATGACGGCAGATATTTTTCACATATCCACATCTTGATTTTCTTCATTTTTGTCCCCTCTATACCCCATCCAGCGGAGCTCCCTCCTTAATACCGTGTAACAAAAGTAACGCATATCGTCCATCGCGTGGTCATATTCCTTTACAACCTTGTCAACGGTCGATTTATCGTCCCAGCGATACATGCCGAACTCTTTCAAGATGCCCTGACAGCTCGAATTTATCTTTATGACGCCGCCTTTGACCATCTCAGAAGTGACTCGGATTCCGTCAATTACATCGTTTTTTGCCTTGCGCACCGAGAACTTACCATGCTTTCTTATGCATGTGATAAAGCTCGCGGCGGACGGGTCAACAATTATTCGCTCAATGTCATAGCCCTCAGCGAGTTCTTCGACCGCTTTATAATATTCCTCGTCGGTCATTTGTCTCTGTCGCTTGCGACCGTCATAATAAAACTCTTTAATGCGCGTCGCCGTCTTGCCGTTTAAGCACCACAGACCCGCCGAAAACGGATTCAATGTGCCATAGTCAATAGATATAAAATAACGCCCCTGTTCCGGGACGGTATCATCAATTAAACTGTTGACATCGACATCGTAAACAAGCCCATCTGCCGCTACCCACAGACCTAAAATAAACCGCTGATAAAACACTCCCGACGGGTAAAGCCTGAAATATCGCTCTCTTATCTCGTCGGTAAGTGACGGATTGTCGGTTAATAAAAAGTGTATGTGGTAGACATGTTTCTCTTCGGGCTTCGTTACCCATTCCTCATAAAACCAATGTGCCGGGCTATCGGGGTTGCAGTTGAACCAGTACTTTGACCCGGTCACCGAACATCTCGCGAGCGACTGCTCCACAAACGAGCGAGGCATAAGCGCGACCTCGTCTAAGAGCACGCCCGCAAGGGTCAAGCCCTGAATCAATCCCGCCGAACTCTCGTCTCTACCGCCGAACACATAGAAATAGTTTGTCTTGTCGTTTCCGGTCACCACAAGAAGCTTGCTTGACCTCTTATAATTAAGCTCAAAATACGCCGTTAAATCGGTCATTCCGAGCAGCGGCGTTATTATGTTACGCTCTGCCGATTGGACGGTCTTGCCGCATATAGCGAACGTCTGACCGTCAAAATACCGCATAGCCCAATGAATGAACGACAGAATCATGCAGACGGTCTTGCCTGAACGGACTGCACCGTCGCATATAATAGCATCATATTTGTCTTTGTCCTTGCCGTGACACCAGCGCAAAATCTCTTTTTGCTTCGGCGACAGTGTTGTTATTTTCATTCGTCGTCACCGTCCAGTGCCTTGTAAAGCTCTGATATGTCGCTCTGCTGCTGACCGCCATTCTCGGCGGCAAGCTCCATCAACGCTTTAAATGCCATTGTGTCGCCGTTCATCGCCCGGTTGAGCTGCGCGTATATCATCGCCTCTTTGGCTGATATATTAACCCCGTCCGTTATCTCGCTCAGGTAGTTGACCTCTGCCGGGTCACTATTTTTGAGGTACATCGACATGGCGCATCTCACTATTTCGCGGGTATCTCTCAGGTCACGGCGCACCTCGCCTGAACGCTTTCCGCCTTTCCTCTGATCTTCCACTGTTAATGTGTGTCTTTTGCCCCCGAAATTCGTCTGCTTTGCCATGTCACCACCCCTCTTTTAATCGTTTAGGTATAAAAATACCGTTGACCGAGTTTGGTCAACGGCAGATATCGAATGTTCGTTTTTTGATATTAAAAATCAAAATCAACATCCGTGATTTCCTCTATTATGTCTATCAGAGCTTTTGTACCACCGTCAAAAGCTTTGTAGTGCAGAGCGTCCTCTTTGGTGAGGTCGATGTCATTATCTACACTGCGTTCTTCTCCGTCATTATCATAAGCGACTATTGCCCAATATCCTTCGACGCAGTATCTTTCTCCTTTGTAAGTGAATGTGACCGCCTGCATTAACGGTTCGTTATAATCTTCAAGAAACTTTTCTCTATTCAATTGTTCTCCCTCCCATAAATTCGATGTATTTTCCATATTTCTTTATCTCTTTTTTTGTCATATATCGCGTATTGTTGCCTCTTCCGCCCTTGATGATATGCACATGGGCTACTCCAACCTTAAGATTTTTAATAATGGTATTTCCTTTTTTGTCTCTATGACCGTGACCGATATTAAGCTCTTTTTCGAGTTCTCTTTTGTCGTTGTATATTCCCAAGCTCTTCATTTGTCCTTTTGCATTCTTGAAAATATATATCGCATTCGGACTATTTGACATTCTCGGCAAAGAGCCGCTTCCCCCCGCTATTGGGGTAATTATTTCAGCTCCGTCAAACTCTCCGACTGTTTTATAATATCCGGTCGTTTTTCCGTTTTTGCCACCGCGATTTCCTTTCGGCATAATTATTCTACCTCAAAATTTTTTATAAATCAACTCCGCTCCACCTTTTTTCTGAAAATTTTTCTATACGCTCGATATTCTCGTGCTTTACATTGCTCGGTATCTTTCCGTAAATAAAAATCTTCTGGGGGTGCAAAGCATCAATCATTGTCTGATATTCTCGCTCCCAAATTGGGAAAATCTCTGCGCTTTCTTTTACCCACATGGTCGATATGGCGACAATGCTATGCTTTGGCTCGCCGTCTAAATACCAATCAAAAGAGCGCTCGTCAGTGCTTGCTCTGATAGTCGGGATAACGGTCAACCCGCATTCCTGCATATAGACCGCTACCCAATGTTTACGATAATGATTGAATATCTGTGTTGCCATAGGCATATCGCCGTATGGTGAAAAGTCGGGAGAGAGCACACAAGCATATTCCGCGAGCTTCTCTATATACTTCTCGGGCGTGTTCCAGATTCTCTCGAATTTATAATCATCACGAAAAAAGTGAATACCTGTTTTTTGCTTCTCTTCCGGGCTTCGCTTATCACTGAGCATAAAGTCAAATGGAATCCAGTCAGTAACCTCTGGGAGCTGATATACCGGCTGTATTTCGGGTATGTCGTATTTGCCGACTCCTGAGAATTGCGCCCGTTCAAGATTCAGAATATTTGCTTTCCGCGTTTTCGTCTCGAGCTTATTCTTTTTCTTGACCTCCGGAGCCATGAAATTGAATCCGAACTTTCCCATGTCAAAACTGAATATACCGCCGAGCTCCTTATCGAGAAACCCGAAGTCCCATTCGGCTTTTTCGGCGACTTTGTTATCGGCGAGCCTGAATGCCTTTATCTGCTCGTCGTCGAGGTCATCGGCAACAATGCAAGGCACCTCCGCCAAGTGGAGCTTCTTTGCCGCCTTTAGCCTCGTGTGACCACATATGACTGTGCCGTCACCGTCAATTACTATCGGGACTTTGAAGCCGAACTCCGATATGCTCTCGGCGACATACTCCACCGCTTCGTCATTTCTGCGCGGGTTGCGCTCATACGGCTTGAGGTCTTTTACTTTCTTTGTGATTATCTCCATTACGATTTACCACTTAGGGCTTTTTTGAGCCAATCCTTTGCGGCGAACGACCCAGCGTTAATCCAAACACCGTTTTTTTGTTTTATTCCCAAATGCTCTAATTGCCCGTCGTCCATTCTTTGAAAATAGAATGTGCTTCCGTCTGCTCCAGCTTTTTTTACCAAATGTCTGCCAGCTGCGGACTGTGCCGCCGCTCTGAGTGCTCCGCCTCTTCTGTCAAGCGCGTCACGGTTATTTATCCAAAAAGCCGCGCTTGTTTGTTTTCGTAAGCCCTCTCCGTTTATGAAATCAACCGCGCTTTTATAGCTTTGATATACTTTTTCGTACTCTTTAAGTCGATAGTCTACTTCTCTTGCTTTGAAAGCGGCTTCGTCAAACTTCGCGTCCCTTTTTGCGTTGCGCTTAGCTATATGTTCCGCACGTTCATTTATTTGGGCTTTTATCTCTTTGGCACTTAGCCCTAACATCGCTTTCTCTTTGCCGCCATATCCGACCGGAACGAGTTCACCTGCAACATTCTCGGCGTACACTGGCAAAACTGTTTCTTCTACCGAATCAAAAAACTTTTTGCGCAAGTCGTTTGCCCATTCTACCTGTCTCGGAGTGCCCTCGAGTTCAGGCAAGTCCCGGAACGGTGCTCGCAGGTCTCCGCTTAAAGTGTGTATTCCGCCTTTTTCGCCGCCCGCCGTGGGTCTTGGAGGTTTTGCCATAATATCACCCCGTGTTAATAAAAGTGCTATCGGTAGTTATCCGAAAAATCCGAACAACTACCGATAGCAGTGAAACCATATGTGCCGCCCGAGCTGCGTCTTTTCGTCAGCCATCGGGATTTCTGCGGCTTAACAAGCCGCCGCCGAGCGCTCAGGCAACCCGATACTTAACTTCTCGCGCTTCCTCGCCCTCTTGGCGGCAGCGACTTAAATGGCTTTTGGGCGGAGCAAAGGACTCGAACCTTTAATGCGCTTATGCGCATATCGCCTGAAAGCTCCGCAAAAAAGCCCTGCTATTAACCCGCCGCAGGGCGAGGCGGTAAGAAAGGAGCCGGTTTTCCGCACCGGCGAGCGGTGGAGATGTGGTAAACAACATGAACGGAGAAAAGAAGTAAAAGCGGTTGCCCGTCCACTTTTACATCTATATGATATCATATCTCCCAACTGTATTTCACTGTATTTTACTGTATTTTACTGTACACTTTTGGCGTTGAGTAGTTCTTCGAGTGCCGCGCAAGCTTTCTTGTTCGTTTTCCAACACCACTCTCGGGAATATCCCATCTCTTCTGCAATGTCTTCAAAGCTCATCCCGCTGAGGTGCCTCAAAAGCAGAAACTCTTCCCACTGCGGCGGTAGTTGGCTCACAAGAGCTTGAAACTCGTTTTCGGCGGCGAATTTTTTCTGATATATCTCTATGATTTCGTTGCCTAAGTCGACATATTGAGATATTAAGCTGCTCATTTTGTCCTCTGCTGTCTTCTGCACCGACTCGGACGGCGGGGCGGTAATTGATACCAACATATCAAACAGCTCCGATTTCTGACGCTGTTTGAATGACAACTCATTGTCAAGGTGCTTTATTCGGTTGACGTATTCGGGAACGGTCACAATATCACCTCTATCTCTGTTCGCGGGTTTTCCTTGTCATAGCTTCCGCGCAGCTGAAGCTCGACATTTGAAAAGCTGTCATCTTCGATTATTCCGGCTTCGCGCAAGCCGTCGAGGATAAATTTGCCGTTATAGTTGTCCGGGTCGTGCCGTTGTTTTGTGCGGAAATAGTATGTAATTCTGACAACACACTTTTTAATCGGCTCGGACGGTTTCGGGCGGCAGTACGCCACGCAAAGAGCTTCCCACTGCTTTTTATCCGCTCTGTAAGCCCATACATTCTCGCGCCCTGCGAACTTGTTAAGCGACGGCGGGATATCGGGTATAGTGTAGATGTATCTTTTTTGCTCGCATTGCGGACATATCTGCCGACCTTCGGGGATAATGTCACCACAACAGACGCGCCTATCTGCATCAGACATTATCCGTTACCTCCTTGCTGTCTCCTTTAAGAGCTCTTTGTGCCTCTTCTTTGGTACACCTAAACCGACAAAATCCAAGCTGATATCCTAAACAATCGCTATAGTCCATTTTAAAAACCCTCCAACTTATTATCGTAGATATTGCCGACAACCTCAAATTCGGTTGAATCATAATCAAATGTTGTAAATTTTATGCCCGCTTGCCCGATAAAACTCGCAAGACCGTTGTCATAGACAATTTGATAAATGCTCATTTTGCCGAGCCAAACTCTCTTTACTATATCGCCCTCAAAAATATTTATGCCGTTTCTATCTTTCAGACCTATGCACTGTCCTACGGTTTCAGGGTTTACAATATAGTGCGAATTCGGCAAGTTGCATTGTTCCATGTACGGAATAGTAATATAATCACAAAGCTTGTCATCAGTTCTGCAATATTTAGCTTTATAATAATATCCCTCAACCCATTCACCGTTGCCTATTGTTTTGCCACGAAAAAGTATCTCACGCATTGTTATTCCCTCCGTCCATTTTTGCGCCGCAGTAAGGGCAATAAAAGAAACCACGGCTTCTTGGTGTTTTTATTCCAGTCGCGATGTCTGTATTGTGATGACATTCGGGGCAATAATAATGACCGTCGTTAGGGTTGTTATACGTCTTAATCCATTCGCCGTGTTTAATCTCTTGTACATCAGCACGAGCAATAAAATCCATACAGCCCAACTCTTTTATTTGCTCTTCAATGTCGTTGCAGACTTCCCGCATATAGCAAACTTCATTGTGTATGCAGTCTTTACAAGTCATTTTGTTTACCTCCCGCTCGAGCCGAATCCGTTATTGCCGCGTGCCGTCTCGTCGAGACTGCCGACGACTTCAAGCTCGCTGTTATAAATCGGCAAAATGACAAGCTGCGATATCTTATCGCCCTTTTCGATTGTGTAGGGAATCCGGGTGTTGTTGTAAAGTTTGACACAAATACTGCCCGTATAACCTGCGTCAATAACGCCCTCGCTCGTTATGCCGTGTTTGACATTAAGTCCGCTCTTGCTTTTGAGAAATCCGACATATCCGCTCGGTATCTCGATATGTACGCCAATGTCAAATATCGCGCTACCATGTGCTGGGACTATCTGACCTTCCCTTGCCATGAGGTCAAATCCTGCATCTTCGGGATGTGCCTTGTAGGGCTTGTATGCGCCTTTTTCTAAAACAATTTTCATTTTGTTAAGCTCCTTTCGATGTTTATTCGTCATTCAGAGGCTCGTTCCAGCATTTATAGCAGCAGTCTATCCTCGATTCTATCTTTGGACACCCTCCGCCGTATATTAGATTTCTACACGCATCAGGATACTCGCTTTTAGCCGATTTGTCCTTTGGCGCTTTTGGGAATTTCTCAAAAAAGTCCTGTGCGTATGTTTTCTTCGGGTGTTCGTTGCTCCATTCTTGTAGGTTTTCCACCGTCTTTATTGCATCTTCGGCGCAAATCCTTGTGAACGCGTCCTCGCAAACCCCAAGCATCGGGCATCGCTCTTTGTTAGCCGCATAAGCCTCGCACCTAGTGCGTGAGTCACAAAGTCTTTTGAGTTCGTGTAAAAAGTTTATTGTTTTGCTACAATCCATAATTTTTCCTTTCTGCCCGGACTTTCGCCCGGGCACTGCATTATTTTTTCTTGTAGGCTATCGGCTTTGACATGTTCTGACGCTCAAACTCCGAGATGTCATATGAAGCTTGTCCTTTTGGTTTAACATCTGCGGTCGGAGTCCTGCTGTCACGCCGTGCCCAGTTTCTGATAGTGGCAAGGTGGTTTTTGTAGCTCTTGCCAGTGCTTGCCATATACGCGCTCAGGCGTTCGATTCTGTCAGACCAGTCAAGAAACTCTTTTTTGAGCTTTTCAAGGTCTTCGTCTGTCAGAAGAACATTTTGATATTCGCCGTATTTATGGCGCGTGGGCTTTTCTTTATCTATTTCTTTTATATCTTCTTCTATATCTTTATCTATATCTTCTTCTATGCCTTGACTTCGTTGACATGTCATTGACATGTCATTGACAGCCTGCAAGGCACGCTTTTTTGCGCGGAATTTTTGTTGTGCGAGTCGGTTGTACTCCTTGAGTTCGGCTAACTTATCGACACTTTGGTGCTTCTCCCAATTCGGGATAGTTATTGTGCCGTTCACAACCTCTATCATTCCGAAGCTTTCAAAGGTGGTAAGAGCGAGTCGCACGGTGGACATGGGACGGCGAAAGATAGTTGCAAGCATTTCCTCGGTGTACGGTATGCGGTCGCTGAGCATAAGTACGCCGCAGTTGTTCTGCTTGCCCGCGAGACAGAGAATTTTGAACCATATAACAATTATGGAATCAGCGTCGGGCATACTCTCGATGAGCGCTATTTTTTCATCGTCGAAGATATTAACGCAGAGTTTTATCCATTTGAGCTCCATTGCCTCAGCTCCTTTTTATCGTCCTGAAATGGGCTTGTACGGGAACGACATATTTTCCCTCGCGCTCCGCTACATAGCGTCTGAGCCCTTGTGCTCTGCGTGATAAGCTCTTGCAACGGCGGTCAGTCTCATTGAGGAAAGCTTTAATCTCGACGATGTCGTCGGAAAGCCAATAACCGACACTATGCGACGATGAGAGAATAGGCGCTCCGCCGTCCCTTGCAAGCTCTATCAGCTTGCGAACGGTTCGGTCGTCGAGCCCCGTATAAATGCAGAGTGCTTCCCGCGTGACCGCGTTTTCCTTGCCTTTGGGTATAAAGTCGACTATGTTCATTCGAGTACCTCAGAACGGCAGGTCGTCGCTTATGGGTATTTCCTCGAAGTCGTCGTTGTTCAGGGTCTGCGGCTTGTCCGCTTTTGACCCGCAGAAGCTGACTTCGTCGGCAATAACTTCAAATGCGGTGCGCTTGTTGCCGTTTTTGTCCTCATAGTTGCGCTGCTGAATACTGCCGCGAAGCGCTATCATTGCACCTTTTTTGAAATACTTTTCGACAAACTCGGCGGTCTGCTTCCATGCGACAACGTTGATAAAGTCGGTCTGCTCTCTCTGGAAACGGCGGTCGACTGCTACCGTGAACGATGTAACAGATGTGCCGTTCTGAGTCTGTCTGAGTTCGGGGTCTGCTGTCAATCTGCCCATAAGTACCACTGAATTAATCATTTTTAAACGCTCCTTTTTAATTTTAAGAAATTTTTTAAACTTGTCCCATAAAGCCGCTTTATTCGTGCGTCGGCTTGTTTGGCTTCTTCCTTGAGCTGCACGTCGGTTTTATAGAACTTGCATTTGTCGCACTCGCGCTTTATCAGTGCTTTGCAACCGCTATCTGTTGCCGCGCCATAAGCGAAACAGTTACGCCTCTCCATTTTTTAGCCCTCCTTAAAGGTAATTTTTTCCAAACAACCGAATAAAGTCGTCTATATCCCAGCCGTAATATGACATCGCTTTTTTCTGCGCTTCGCGGTGTAGCTCGTCCATCACCGCCTGATTGTCGTGAACTGCGTTCTTGCCATACATATGACATCCCATATGGCAAAGACGGACTTTCAAGCCGTATGCCTCGCTCGCGTGTCGCGCTGAACCTCCGAAGCAGTGGTGCCAGTCCATAGCCGTGCCCGACCTGCCGCAGAGATAGCAGATATCTTCGTCCACTTGAAGAATCGACCTCATTTCCACATCTCCTTTAATCGGTCAAGTTTTTCGGGGGTCATAGTTTCTATGCCCTGCGCTTTACACTCTTGCACAATGTTGTCAATCAGCCGGGACATCTGTGTCGTGTCATATGCCGATGAGCCATAAAACAGCTGTACATTCGTGCATTCGGGTATCTTTGACGGGAAAGTTTCGGTCAACCACCCGAGTCCGTTGCGCTCCCACCCGTCGCGGAGCTTGTCGACTGCCTTGTTCTGCACGCAGACGGTCTCAAAGTTATCCCCGATGTTTTTTATAGCGTCTCGATAGATATCTATCATGCTAAGGTGCAGCTTTGCGGCAAGTTTTCCGATGAGCACCCAGCAATAGGCGTTCGCGTCGAGACTGCGCTTGCGTTTTTTCTTCTCGATGGTCAACTCATATGGCTTGTCCGAAGATTTAACCTCTGCCACTATGCGCTGACCTTCTTCGCGGTTTTTGACCTTGAACTTGAGATAGAATCCGTCAGACTCAAAGAGCCAGTCGGCTTTTTCAATCGTCATGACTGCTCCTTTGCCGCTTTAAGCCAGACGGCTATCTGAGTTTTCGCCCTTTCTGCCAAACTGTCCGATATAGTTTCAAGAGACATGCCCTCAGGGGCTGAAATTTGGCGCATAAGCGCATTTTCTACTTCGCCTATGCTTTTCCCTCTGAGCTTTGCAAACTCACCCATTAGGTCGCGCGTGGCAAGATTTACGGCTTCACGGTTTGTCTTTTCGTCTGCGGGTGTCGACTGGGTGTTCTGAGAGCTGTATTTGCTTCTTCCTGCCGCCCAATAAACATTTGCGCCAAAGCCTAACGCCTTGCAAGCGACGGAAAGCGCGTCAGTATACGCCATCTTAAAACACTCGTCGGAGGTATAAGCTCCGCTCTTTTCGTTCGATATGTACGACGCGCCGCCGATGCCGAAGATAGGCTTGCTCCACTCGCCATTTTCCTTGACATAGAGGTTGAGCGTGACATGTGCCGTCTTTGTTCCGTCTGCTCCATCCTCGAGCCAGTGTTTGATATCGTCGGTATACCAGCCAATGCCGCAAGCCCCGAATACCTCGGTCAGCTTCTTTATGCGCCACATCGGGTTAATGTCTGTGAATCCTTTGATACGACCCGCCGCGATTTTCTTTTGTGCGTTGCCGGGCACTTCGCAAACCCTGCTGTAAATTTCAAGATTATCCATGTTGCACCTCACTTAATCTGAATGTTTTGAACTTCCACAATGTCCGCGCCGTCAAACGATTCGCCGGACTTGACCGCCGTTTTGACATCGGTCTTGCTGATTTTCGGGGTAAATGTGACGAACTCCGGATATTTTTCCGCAATTACAAGACGTTCAGACTTGCGGAAAGCGACTTTGTTTCTCGCGCTCTCGAAAGAGGTCTCGCCCCTGCACTGCATGGAGCGAGACACGCAGCCTTTAAGATAGTCGACGGAGTTCTCTTTTGCCTTTTTCTTGCCGTTAGAGCTTTTATCTCTTCGTCTATCATCTTAGCCTCGGCGGTCAAATTCTTGATAGCACAAACGGTGTTGTCCAGCTTGTCTTTGTAGTCGCCATTGAGCATTTCGAGGGTATCTTCGATAGCGTCCTCCGGGATTGTCCCGTCTTCGACAGCTGCGATAAAATCGAGGTATTCGTTGTCGAGTTCATAGAGCTTCATCTTTTTGTTTCTCCCTTCATTATTTGAAATAGGTAGTTGATACAATCGGTTGCTGTCATTTGTTTTATTTGTTCGTCCTGTGCCGCCGTTGTCTGAACGGGCGGTGTTTGGTCTGCGTCGTTGTATCTCATGTTCTTTCCCTCAGTCGCACCGGGAGTAAAATATAGGTGCTTGAATCGTCCTTGAATACCAACGGAGACACGGGAGAGCTGACAAGAAAGCTGTCAGTCTCAGCCGCTTTAAGCACTCCGACGAGATATCTCGCGTTGATTCCTATCACGAGGTCTGAATCGGTCTCGCCCGTCACTGAATCGGTGGCACTGCCTATCGTCGTCCTCACAGACAGTTCAATGGCATCTCTTGAGAGCGACATCTTAACAGGCTGTGTCTCGGTGCTCGCGAGAATCTGAACTCTTTCGAGCGCAGATGTGAGGGCTTTAAAATCCGTCTTGACCGAAGCTGTGTTTTTGGGGATAATCTTGTCCACATCGATTTCCCACGCGGTAGACATAAGGCGTGAAAACAGCGTATAATCGCGGGTCTGCGCTATAAAATGTTTGCTTGAGACGGATATCTCGACCGCGTCGGTCGCGTCCGAAAGCTCGAGCAGCGCCTTTGGCGGAATTGTTGCCGTTGCGCTCAGTGCTGTCCCCTCTTCGCACGGTATGCTTGACTCGGCGAGTGTGAACCCGTCAGTCGCGCAGAGTCTGAGGTTGTCGGAGACGGTCATTCTCACGCCCTTATCATCTGCGGCGGCGAACACGGTTTTTTTAATCAGCTTGACGAGATTCGCTCCGTCAACTCGGCAAGTTGTGCCATCTTCGGGAGTTGGAAGCTCGGGGTATTGCTCCGCAGGTATGCCTTTGACTTTGAGATTCGAGCGTCCGTTCTGGACGGTGAGAATATCATCATCGGTGCAAAGCGTCGTGTTTTCCTTTTGCAGCTTGCCCGCTGCATTTGTCAGAATCTTCGCGTCCGCAATTATCGCTCCGGGAATCTCTATCATCGCGGGGATTTTGACGGATATCCCAATCGTGAGATTATATCCCGTCACGGTCAGGACTCCACTTTCTGCCGAGAGCAAGAGTCCGTTTGTAGCCGGAGACGGCGATTTGTCGATAACTCTTGCAGCTTTGGCACAAGCCGCCTTGAGGTCGTATGTGTTACATGTCAATTTCATTGTTAAGCTCCCTCCATTAAGTCAAATAGCGTCGGTGCGCCTATCTGTGCTTCTGCCGCTTCGAGATAGCCCACGCCATCGCGGAAATAGTCGGGGTTAAGTTCGCAGCCGTAGCCCCTGCGCCCCAATTTAACCGCCATGTACGGAACGGTCATAAGACCGCCGAACGGGTCATATACAAGGTCGTTTTTGTTGGAATATCTGTTTATCACCCGCTCCACGATATCGAGCTGCAACGGGCATACATGAAGATTCTGACGGCGTCTGCTCTGCGTTGTGTTGAGTGTGCGCATACGGTTGATATCGTCCCATATCTCGTCGCTCCAACTGCCGGGAGATACTACCGCGAACGTGGCGGGGAGATGTCCTTTGTCGTCAAGTTCTTTTGCGAGTTTCACGTGGTCGGCGTAGTCGTAGACCGTTTCGCGGGAATATTGACGATACATTCTCTCGAGCACTCGAACGGGCGCGTTTTTGAGTTCCTCGCGGGTGACAAGTCGGTTCCCGCTTGACCGCTGATAACCGTTCGCGTCAATCTGCCACTGGGCGCGGGTATAGTCGTCTTTGCTTTTGGTGACGGGGACATCTGCATATCCGTCCGTTGTATCGCTCGGAAGTTTTCGGAAAAGCAAGATATATTCAGGGCAACCGACGCCCATCTTCGTGCCGTCTTTGCACTGTTCCGTCCAGCCGAGACGATAGGTCTGATTGTTTTCCCTGACAACATCTGTACAGACCGTTATCATGCCGAAATACTGAAAGCCGTGCTTTTGGTAGTGGCTTATGCACATCGCGTGGAACGGTTCAACAGTCGGAAAGCCCGTGCCCGTCACATTGCCGAAGAGAACGCGGTCTTTAACATGAACTGCGCAAACTCTGCCGGGCTGTAACACGCGAAGCAGTTCAGGGGTCAAATAGTCCATTTGTTTGAAAAACTGGGCTGTTGTCGCGTTGTGACCGAAGTCGTTGTATGACGGGGTATATTCGTAATGATTGGAGAATGGGATTGACGTGTGAATCAGTCCGACGCTATCAGAGGGCATTTTTCGCGTCTCGTCAACGCAGTCGTTATTCACGGCTGTGAACCTTTCTCTTTTGATTTCCACTCTTTTGACTCCTTTACTTCTTTTCAGCTGCTCGGCGATATGCGGAGATGACAAGCCGTATTTTTTGATGATTTCGGACATTTTCTGTGCTAATTCGTCGTGCCGTTTCCACTTCTCACGGAGCGCTTCCCAGATTTCTTCTTCCGCTTGGGTATAGATTATGTCGATGATCACCTTTTCGGTCTGCAAGAAGCGGTGTATTCTGTGAATCGCCTGAATAAAGTCGTTGAACTCATAGTCAATACCGACGAATATCGCACGGCGGCAATATTTCTGAAAATTGCACCCGCAGCCGGAAAGGCTCTTCTTTGTGGCAAATATCCTTGTTTTGCCCTCTTGGAAGTCAATAACGCGGCGTTCGCGTTCGTCATAGTCCATACTGCCGTAAATGTCGACAGCTTCGGGAATAGCCTTTTTAATCGCATGACGTTCCGCTTCGAGGTCGTGCCATAAAATAAAATGCTCGTCGGGGCTTGCTTCGTCTATCAGCTCTTTTGCTTTCGCTACTCGCGCCAATATACTTGAGCTTTTTTCCCGTGCCGCCTCAGATAACGATGTCGCGGTATCTCTCAGCAGTTTGAACTGTCCGTCACGGTCGGCGGGCAAGTTTTCCATGTCGTCGTCTATGACATGTGTACGGACTTCAAACGGCGGTAAATCGTAGCCCGTTGCATCGAGTCCAAGGTCGGCGGGCGAGCTTAGGAACAGTCCCCACGACGCAACCCAAAGCCAAAATTCACGTTCCATACTCGTATAGAGCTGCAAGTTGTTAGCTTTTGTTGAATCGCGCTTAAAAAAGCGTGTAAGTGCCTGTCCCGTGTCCATAAGGTCGAGAAACCCTGCATAATGGATAAGCTCTTTATACCTGTTCGGGCTCGGCGTGGCGGTCGCCACAAGCTTATATTTAATTCCCTTGAACTTCGGGAAAAAAGTTTGATAGGTTTTTGAACCATAAGAGCGAAGTACCGCCGCTTCGTCGAGACTGACCGCCGTGAAATATTTGGGGTCTATGTCTCCGTCTCTGACTCGCTCGTAGTTGGTCATGAGGATTTGAGCATCTGAAGCTCTTACCTCGTCCATGCAGGTGACATATACGGGTTCGGGGATATGCAACAGATCTCTTGCGTCACGGGTGAACTCTTGACGCACGCCGAGCGGCAAGACTATAAGAGCTTGACCGCCCTCATGCTCGGTGACTATGCGGCAAAATTCGAGTTCCTGCACGGTCTTGCCGAGTCCGAACCGCTCGAACAGTCCGCGCCTGCCGCCCCTAACCGCCCATTGAACGGCGAGCTTCTGATGAGGTTTGAGTGCCGGGTTAATCTCGTCGAGCGATATCTCGAACCCGCTCTCTTTGGCGACTTCTATCTTGTCATCTAAAAATTGGTCATATGTTTTCATCGCTTTTCATCTTGTCCCATGCCGGGGAAACAACTTTCCTTTCTCTTCTTTTGGGGCGAAAATACGGGCACTCCGTGTCCGTCGCCTCTATCTCGCGGAACTTGCCTGTGTCGAATGTGTAGTGACAAGCTTTGTTGTCGTACTCGATATCAAATCCGCTTATCCCTGCAAGCCCGACCATTTCGCGGCGGTAATAACAGCGTTTGCAGATGTTTTTCAAGTGCCAGTGCTCAGAATGTTTATGTTTTCCGGGCTTTTGCCACTGCGGTATCTCCTTGCTATCTGTCAGCCCCACGAGATAATCAAGCGAGACATTGAAAAATCGAGCAATCCGAATCGCGAAGATGAATGCCACTGAATTTGTGCCATCGCAATAACGCGAGATTGTTGATTTAGCGCAGCCTATAGCATCTGCCAATTCCGACCTCGTCACCGGCGGTTCGTGCTCTTCCATGAGCAGTGTGAGCCTATCCGCTATCTTGAACGCTTCAGGAGCGATTGCCGCTATCTCGTACATGGCGTTCAGCTCCTTTCTTTTTGATTCTGCGCTTGAGTGAATCTTCAAAAGCTATCAGCTTGTCCTCGTGAATAAATCCATAGATGATAAGTACGACCGCGACAATTTCAAAGACTGTTTGAATTGCAAATTTCAGTATCATTTCATCATCTCCTCGAAGTTCTTATTTCTCTTTGTGCCCGAATAGACCGTCGAATTCTGGGCTACTACGGCGAGCATAACGTCCGTGAGCGCATCAAGTTCCTTTGACGCAATATCGGGGGTCTCAGAGATGATTTTTATGACGAGTTTACAAGCTGTCATAATTGCCGGAGCGCTGAGGGGAGTAACTGTCACGGAATTTACAATGTCTTGCGCGATATCAACCGCCAGCTTTGCGATTGCTAACATATGACCTTGCTTATCGTCCAGCTCGAATGTTGTGTAGAGGTCTTTGTATAAGGGTATGTATTTTTCCTGCATTTTCTTTTCTCCTTTACATGTGTATCTTTTCAGCTTTTGTCAGTTCTGCGCCGCTATACTCCGCGAGCTGTTTTGGGTTGATGTAATAGGTATAGCGGTTGCCGTTGAGCTTTATCGCCGTACCTATCGGCAGTTTGCCGCGCTGTAAACCTATTCGTACAAACATCTCGCTCATGCCGAGTATTTGCGCCGCTTCTTTTACTGTGATTTTGCGCATGATATTCGTCTCCTTTCTTCACTTGCGTTTTCACAAGTCAATGAGTAAAAAAATAAAATGAGGCTCTTTCGACCGGCTCGCCCATAATCTCGAGTATTTTGAACATTTCGCTTTGCGTGAACTCTCTGGCACCGCAGAGCTTGCGGTTAATCGTCGCCTCGCTTTTTCCAATGCTTTTTGCAAGGCTTTTCTGGGTTATGCCTCTTTGCCTCATTGCGCCGAGCAAATTCGAGTAATCATACATTATCGCTTTCACCTCCTTTTTGTTCGATTATATCACTTGCGTTTTCACAAGTCAATACTTTTCACAAGTTTTTCAAAAGTTTTTTCATTTTTGCTTGCGTTTTCGTTGTTTTTGTGGTATTGTATAGGCGAGGTGATTGATATGCCGAGCTTTGCAGAAAGATTAAACGAAGCTTTAAAATGTAGAAACATGACCGCAGCGGAACTTGCGAGAGCGTTGAATGTCGCTGACGCTACAATAAGCAATTATAAAAAAGGAATCTACGCACCAAAACAAAGAAGAACTGAAGAAATATCAAAAACTTTAAATGTATCTATACCGTGGTTAATGGGCGCAGATGTTCCGATGAACCCGCTTAACCTTGTTTCCCCGAACATTACAGATGATGTCGTGACTTTCCCGGTTCTCGGTTGCATTGCTGCCGGATATGAAGAAATTGCGGTCGAAGATTGGAACGGAGCGGTTGTGGAAGTTCCCGCGGCTTATCTGAAAGGAAGAGACAAAAAAGACTTCTTCGTTTTGGAAGTTCGCGGCAACTCAATGTATCCGCTCTATCAGGAAAAAGATATAGTACTTATATTGAAGCAGAATTACATAGACCACAACGGCGATGTCGGAGCAGTCATTTATGACGGAGAATGTGCCACGCTCAAGCGCATCGATGTTTCCGATGATATGGTAAGACTCAGCCCCATCAATCCGGAATATCTGCCAAAAGAGCTGCGAGGCGCGGATTTGGAAATGTATCATATTCTCGGCGTTCCTCGCATGCTCATTCGAGAAATAAATTAAAAATCCCGCCCTCGCGGCGGGATAATAGAAAGGATGTATAAAAATGAAGTGTAAGAAATGCGGAACAGAGCTCGGCAAGAAAGAAAAGTTTTGCCCGAACTGCGGGGCAAGAGCAAAGATGTCAAAAGGCTGGAAGATTGTTCTCGTGGTATTTGTTCTTCTGTTCGTTCTCATCGCCGCAATAGCGATAAGCGGAGATGGCGGCACAGACACACCGACAACGACAGAACCCGAAACCGAATACATTACGCTCGACGAGTTTAACAAGATTAAAAACGGCATGACCTATGAGCAAGTTTGTAAAATCATCGGCTGTGAGGGTAAACTTGTTACGTCTTCCGAGATTGGTGAAAGCACTTCTCAATCCTACGCTTGGTCAAGTAAAGATATGGGCGGCGTGACTTATGGCGCGACTGTCGTGTTTATCGACGGCAAAGTAACGGGCAAGACGCAGGTCGGACTCGACCTTGTCGATGATGTTTCGAGCGCGATAAAAGATTTAAGCTAAATAAAAAAGAACCCCCGGTGCGGGAACACCGAGGGCTCAGAGAATCAACACACAACTTGGCAAAAAGAGTGGATTGATATACTTCATTATATCATCCGCTCCTATTAAATGCAAGCAAAGGAGCGGTATTTTTATGCGATTACCAAACGGATACGGATCTGTATACAAGCTATCGGGCAAAAATAGGCGCAAGCCGTACATTGCGCGGCGTACAATAGGCTGGGATGATAACGGTAAACAATTATATGCCACAATCGGATACTACCGCACAAAAGCGGAAGCGCTGCAAGCCCTCGCGGCATTTAATGACAATCCGTATGACTTGCAGATGTCAAAAGTCACTTTTGCCGACATATATAAGCGTTGGTGGGATGATACATTTGATGATGACTCAAACCGCTCGACAACGCGAAATTACAGCGCGGCATA